GTTGGAATAAACCCCTTCAGTTTGGATTGGGATGAGCTAGCGAACAAGTTGTCAGAACGAGGACCGTATGTCGTAGCTGGAGATTTCTCCAACTATGACGGAACCCTGAACGCGAGTGTCTTGTGGGAGGTGTACGATGTCGTGGAAGCTTTCTTCGAGAACGCTACTGACGAGGAACGCGCGGTAAGGAGAGCCCTATGGTGCGAGCTGGTTAACAGCGTCCACGTGACGGTCCCATTCAATGGAACCAAACCGGACAAGTTGGCCTACTTTTACCAGTGGACTCACTCCCAACCGAGCGGAAACCCGATGACAGTGATCTTGAACTCAGTGTACCACAGCATTGTGATGAGGTATGTGTACAAAGTGTGTGCGCGGAAGTATTGCCCAGAGATGGTTGGATTGAGCAATTTCAGGAAATATGTGAGGCACGTCAATTACGGAGATGATGATGTGACAAACATTGATCCAAAGATTGTGAAATGGTTCAATCAGAAGACGATGACAGAGGCTTTCGCGACAATCGGAATGGTGTACACGGATGAGGCAAAGAGTGGAGACTTGGTCGAGGCGAGGAAGTTGACCGAGGTGTCCTTTCTGAAAAGGAAGTTTTACTTCGACAACGAGCAGAAGAGATGGAGATGTCCCCACTCCATTGATGTGATCTTGGAGATGCCGATGTGGGTGAAGCGAGGAGCGAATGTGTACGAGTTGACGGCGACTGTGTTGGAGGAAGCAGTGCACGAACTGGCGCAACATCCAAAAGAAGTTTTCGACGAACATTTCCCAAAATTCGAAGCAGCCAGAAGATTCATTCTTCCCTACTGGTCGCAGTGCTCCTTCATGGAGTATGACGAGTATGCGGAAGAAGACATGCAAAGAATTTGGGCTCTGAAGCGCCAGGATGACCGGGACAAAGAAGAGATGGACGCTATTTTCGAGTAGTGTCTTACCAAACAAAGAAAAATAAAAGTTCACGCAAGTGGACACCAAAAACAAAAAGAAACCACGTGATCGGGGCCAGTTGTAGATGATGGAATGACGACTGGCGACTGCTGGGTGCGCACCTCACCACCAAGAGAATGCGCGTTGGGAGGGTTATTTAGCCCTATTGCAGACTGTTTGCCCAACTAAAGAGAATAGGATAATCTGCCCATCCGTCGGTAGCTAGCATTGAGTGATGCGCTACTTAGACGTTAACATATTCACTTGCCGAAACAAATCAAACCGAAAATTTTGCAATGATGAAACAAGGAGAGAATGTGACCGAAGATCAAGAACAAATTTTGACTTTTCATGAGGAAGGTGAAATTGCTCGTCAGGATATCGAGAACACAATCAATGAGCAGGCCAGGTTGAAAGACTTGGATGATGTTTTGCCCAATGATGTGATAGGATTCTTGAAGAGACCAGTTCACTATACCGATTTCGAATGGTTAGCGACAAATCCAGATGCAGTTGAACTCATCAAGGAAGTAAGCCTACCTGGAGATTGGTTGAAGAATACCATGATTAAGGAAAAGTTGTCAGGATTCAGATATTTCAAGTGTGATTTCAAAATTCGAGTGCAAGTCAATGCGCAGCCTTTTAATGCTGGTTATCTTTTGATGACCTACATTCCCCTGCACAGACAAAACACTGTAACCCCCACCAACGTAAGTTCTTTCTCAGGACTGACAGGTTACCGAAGAGTCATGCTTGATCTCAGCGAAGATACATCCGCAGAGTTGGTAGTTCCCTTTAATAATATTGTCTCACATTTTGATCTTATCGAAGCGCTTGGGTATCTAGGAGTTGTAAAGCTCTATGTGTACTC